ATTACTACGCACTGATGACAGGTGTGTTTCCCATGTACTTCTACAGGGGTGTTATCTCCGCTGAAGAGATGCTGGTCAGTGAACGCATGACTACGCTTATGCCCGTACCTGCCTACGTTGCAGACCAAGAAGAACTGTATGAACTAACAAACCCACAACTAGAAAAACGATGAAAGACGTAACACTATACTTCGATATAGAGACGAACGCAGTCGAAGACTTTGCCACGCTCAAGGGTGTGGAAAAGATACACTGCATGTCGGTCTATAATCCGATCAGCCAGAAGATGACCACATTCACCACCGACACAATCCACATGGGTTTAGCCATGCTTAGTGAGGCAAGGTACATCTGTGGTCACAACATTATAAACTTCGACCTGCCAGTTATGAAGAAACTGCTGAACTGGCAACCCAACGGACAGGTGTTGGACACACTGGTCACCAGTAGGTGTATGCACAGCGACATTCGTGGCGTGGACATGCAACGTGGTGACGACTTTCCCAAGGAATTGTGGGGCAGTCACAGTCTCAAAGCATGGGGCTGGCGATTAGGACTGACCAAAGGTAACTACGGTGAGCAGGAACATGCTTGGGACAGTTACAACGAAGACATGAAGGAGTATTGCGAGCGTGATGTGTTGGTCACTGTAAAGCTTGCACAGTTCCTGAAGGAAGACCAACCGTCCGTCAACATGCTGACCATCGAACACAGGTTCGCTAATATAATAAGAAGGCAGGAGCTTCGTGGCTTTACGTTTGATGAAGCAGCAGCACAGGACTTGTTGCAGACACTGACCGTTCGACGGGCTGAACTACGTGACGAACTACAGACTGTCTTTCCACCAACACACGAAGAGATGAAGACGGCTGCTGGCTGGTCTGTTGTTGTGGACGGTGAGGAATACACAGCCAAGACCAAGGGTGACTTAAAGGCTGTACTGAAAGAAGCAGGACTGCCACAAGCAAGAGCCAACGATGCTGAGAAGCAAGGCAACAAGATCAAGTCAACACCCTTTAATCCAGGAAGCAGGGAACAGATAGCAGCACGTCTTAAAGCGTTAGGGTGGGAGCCGAAAGTCTTTACACCTGACGGTCGTGCAAAGATTGATGAAGGTGTACTGAAAGGTATTAACCACCCATCAGCAGCCAAGCTGTTGGAGTACCTGATGGTGGTGAAACGTCTAGGACAGTTAGCTGAGGGTAAGAACGGTTGGCTCAGTTGTGTACAGAACGGACGTATCCACGGTCAGGTCAACACCAACGGAGCAGTCACAGGACGTTGTACCCACAGCATGCCCAACGTAGCACAAGTGCCAGCAGTCCGTGCTGAGTACGGCAAGGAGTGTCGGGCATTGTTCACAGCGGGTGAAGGCTTTGACCTTGTTGGTGTGGACGCTAGTGGACTGGAGTTACGTTGCCTTGCCCACTACCTAGCACTGTTCGACGGTGGTGAGTACGGACGCTACCTGCTTGAAGACGATATTCACACCGTCAACCAAAACGCTGCTGGTCTGGAGACAAGGGACCAAGCCAAGACGTTCATCTACGCATTCCTGTACGGTGCAGGTGATGCAAAGATAGGTGACATTGTTGGCGGTACAGCCAAAGAAGGTAAGCAACTGAAGACACGGTTCCTTGCCAAAACACCAGCATTGGCTCGCCTCAAGAAGATCGTTGAGGAACGTGTCAAAAAGTACGGCTTTCTCAAAGGCATTGACGGACGTGTACTTCCCATACGCAGCGAACACGCAGCATTAAACACATTACTACAGTCGTGTGGTGCTGTTGCCATGAAGCAAGCGTTGGTTCGATGTGACCAAGCCCTGCGAAAATTAAGCTGGCAATACGGAAAAGATTGGGCATGGGTAGCTAATATCCATGACGAATTTCAAGCAGAGGTTGACCCACTCAAGGCTGACTCTTACGGCAAGATTGCTGTGGAGAGCATACGCATTGCGGGGGATGACCTGCGTTTCAACTGCCCGCTCGATGGTGAGTACAAGGTGGGCAAGAATTGGGCAGACACACATTGACCCGTGAATCCGAGACAACATGAGGGCTTCATCTACGAGGCTATGTTCAAGGTGGAAGCGTTGAAGCGCATGTTTGACGTGTTGGAGCCGTCAACAGTTCAACCTTACGATGTGATCGTGGAATGCCCACGGGGATTGGTGAAGGTACAAATTAAAGGGAGCAACCTAGTTGGTCATCACGGTTCAATGCGGTTCAAGGTTAACGATAATAGAAGGGTAACTAATTACACAAAACTGTTTGACGTAATGGCTTGCTACCTACAGCCATATGATTGTTGGTACTTACTACCATCATCCACAATAAAGACAGGCTCCCTTCGTCTTTTCCCAAAAACGAAAACCAAGATTAGTAAGCGGGAACGATACAAGGAAAATTGGTCCCCATTTTACGAACAATAAAAACAAAAAGGATAAACATGAGTAACAAAGAACAAACAGTCATTCTGATAGACGGTGACGTACTAGCCTATGAAGCAGGGTTTACCAGCCAGTACCCTGTCGAATGGGAAGAAGACCTGTGGACACTGCACGGTGACATGGGCAGAGCCAAGGACTACGTCCACGAACGTATCAACGAACTGGAAGAGCATCTGGGTGCAACGTCTACCATCATTGCGTTTAGCGACAGTGCTAACTTCCGACGTAAGCTCAACCCATTATATAAGAGTAACAGACGAGCATCATTCAAACCCATCCTGATCAAGCCTATCCGTGAGTGGATGAAGGAGACGTTTGATTGTGAGTGTTGGCCCAACCTAGAAGCTGACGATGTACTGTCCATCCTCGCCACTGAAAGACCCAACAGATTAGACACACGTATCATTGTCAGTATCGACAAGGACTTTCATGGTGTACCAGGTCGTTGGTATAACTTCAGAAAGCAGGAACACCACCATCCCAGCGAAGAGATGGCTGACCGTTTCCACCTGATACAGACAATCGCTGGTGACCACACAGACGGTTACAGTGGTGTACCTAAGTATGGAGTGAAGACAGCAACCAAGTACCTCGACAAGGAAGGCTACACTTGGGACGCAGTTATGAAGCTGTACGACAAAGCCGACCTACCAGAAAGCGAAGCAGTAATGAATGCGTGGATGGCACGACTACTACGTAAGAACGAATACAATCTAAAAAATAAGGAGATAAACTATCTATGGCTACCAAAGACCTTCCAGACAGCGGACAAAAGAAGATATTCAACTCAGGTGCACAGCGTGACGGGGACGCTGGACGAGGACGACCAAGCCTTATTCCCCCATGCGCCCTTCGCGCCCTTGCCGACCGCTATGAACAAGGAGCCGTCAAGTATGGTGACTGCAACTGGATGAAGGGTGTTCCCCTCAGTCGATACGTAGACAGTCTGTCCCGTCATTTACTAGCAGTGAACGAGGGTGATGAATCAGAAGACCACCTTGGCGCAATCTTGTGGAATGCAGCGTCCATGATGTGGACAAAGCAAGCCATCAAGGACGGTAAACTCGACGAAAACCTTAACGATCTGGCATTCAATGAATAACCCTATACGAAAATTACCCGATTTAAGTAAGGACTTGATCGACCGTTTGGATGAGATGTACCCAGCACGTTGTGCCGACATTAGTTGGCCCGACCGTAAGGTGTGGTACTACGCAGGACAACGTGCGGTCATTGACCATCTCATTGCAGTTTATAATGAACAGAACGAAACAATCATCATACAGGACTAATTATGTGTTTCTCACGACCCAAAATGTCACCCCCGCCACCACCGCCACCACCAGCACCTCCTCCACCAGTGCCTACGGCTGCGGTAGTCCAACCTGCGTCCAAAAGGGCTGCTGGTTCTGCAACCAAGCGTAGACGGGGAACAGCACAACTGACGGTCCGTCGTCCTTCTGTGGGTGGTTACGGTGGAGGATCGGGGGTGAACGTCCCTAACTAGGAATTACAACTATGAGCGTTATATCACTACAAAAAAACACGCTACTGAGCGGAGTTACTGCCAACACCACAGGCAGCAGTCACGGAACGGAACACGCTAAAGGCTGGACGTTCTCCATTGTTGCTGAGTCGGTGAGCAGTGGTGCTACCGTGGACATTCAGGCATACGTTGGAGCGAACTGGTACAGCATACACGAAGAAGTAATTACAGCTTCTGGTGCGTACATGGTCCGTGACGACGAAGGTCATTACGAGAAGATGCGAGCCAAGGTCAGCAACTATTCTGACGGTACGTACACAGTCTACGCAACAGGTACAGCCAACTCACTCTAACACATGGCACTAAAGGCATTGTCTGGGGTAACCCAAGGAGCGTCCAACTTCGCTAGGTTGCCTAACGGTTTTACACGCTCGTCAAAACTGACGCAGACCTTGCCGATAGACGTAGTTAACAAAGCTTCTATTCGTGTTGTCATTGGAACAACTGCTGTTGGTACTGGTGTATTTAACAGATCAGCAACAGCAGGAGTAACCATAGGAGTTACAGCCAGCGGACAGCAAACAGATCAACAGCATTATGGTACTGCTACCGTTGGAGTTGTAATCAGTTCAACAGCATCTGCTTCAGTAACTTCTACCCATAGCGGCACAGCAACAGCATCGATAGTTATTACTACAACTGCTGCGGGGGATACAGGAGCAATTCACTCAGGTACTGCTAACATTGGTGTAACTATTTCAGCAAGTTCTTCTGGTACTGTCGTAAGTCCTGTGGAGGGTACTGCTAACATTGGTGTAACTATATCGGCGACTGCTAGTGGTACTGCTTCACAGACTCACACAGGTACAGCCTCTTGTCAGGTTAATCTTAGCGTAAGTGCTTCTGGGTTTAACACCAACACAACTGTACCCGACGAGACTAGTAACGGTAACAATATGGTTCTCGTTGGGGCAAGTCCTTCTTTTACCTCCGACTCAGCAATAGGCACTAGGGCAACAGAATTTGACAGGAACTATTCCTTATCAAACCATCCCGATAGTGAAGCAGGGAGGATTGATGATACTTTTGAGGATGTTTTTGATTCTCCATTTAGCGTAAGTATGTGGATAAAGCCTAGCGATGGGCAACCACAGTCACTTAACATTCTTTTTGATACTTATAGTGGTCACGTTTCTGGGGTAGTAGATTATCAGTTTATGCTAAAACTAGAAACAGACGGAAAGATACATTGTCTCTTTCGTAAATACACAGGAAGTACAGCTCTTTCTAATAATTGCGAAACAGTTTCCGCAGCCTTTACCAACGGATCACAATCATCGTACAAACATATTGTTTTAACGGTGGATAGTTCTGCTATTCCTACTATCTACGTTAACGGAACTGCAAACAATACAAACAGTACAAGTGGAGGTGGGTGGTCTGACTTATCAAACTACGTTAGTACAAATGACTGTATTGGGGTTGGCGCACGTTACACAAGTTCTACTAGTAACGCATTTAACTCTTTCGACGGCAAAATAGATGATGTAAGTCTTTGGTCAAAGGAACTAACCAGTACGGAAGTATCTAACCTTTACAACAGCGGTAGTGGTTCAAGCCTAACAGGTAGTAGCGACCTAGAAGGTTGGTGGAAGATGGGTGATCATTCTGTATTGCCAGTTACCCACTCAGGTACAGCAACAGTTTCAGTAGCGGTTACAGCAAGTGCTAGTGGAGAAACGTTTACAACACACTCAGGAACAGCATCCTGCCAAGTTAACCTATCAGCATCTGCTAGTGGTACTGTTACATCACCTGACTACGAACAAGAAGTATCAGAAATAACAAGTCTAAAAGGATGGTTCGATGCTAATAAACCTAACGGAACTGACCAAACTGGATTTACTAACGGTACAGCAGTTACCACATGGACAAGTCGTGTAGGTACATCCGTTACACTAGGACAATCTACTGCCTCGGCTAAGCCAACATGGAATACAAACCAGATTAACTCACTTCCTGCAATAGATTTTGCTGTAGGTGACTGGCTCAATTCAACAAGCACTGACATTAAAGACATTGTTCACGGTCAAAATAACATAGCAATTACGACCTATGTTGTAATGCAAGTTGATAACTACCCCTCATCTTCAGCGTCAGGTGACGCAATGGTTCTAGGTTGGGAAGATACGGTTACAAGTGTCGGTTCCCAAGACGTTTTCCACCTACCACGAATCGAACGGGGAACAGGCTACCTACAATTACTAGAAAGAGCTGGTGGCACAGGATTAACTAACCTTGCAGGATACGAGTATCAAACAGCATTAGGCACAGGTTCTTATAAATACTTTGGATGCATTGCTGGAGCAACTTCTATAACGCTACGTGTGAATGGCTCTGAGCAAACCTTGAGTAACTATTTAGGTGGAACATGGAACACAGCACAAACACATGACGCCCATCAACTGCAAGTAGGCGGCTTCAGTAACGCTGGCGGTTCACAGATACTTTTAGATGGTAAGATAGCTGAGATACTTATATTCAATTCTACCCTAGGTTCAACGGATATAGCCTCTGTCGAAAACTACATAACCGACAAGTATAACCTGTGATGAAGACATATTTATTATACGACACACAGGACGAATGGAATGCAGCAAACCAACAGGCTGAAAATTTCCTAGGTATTCCTAGTTCTGACGGTACGACTGAGTATGATGTAATTAAACAGGTAACCAAGGCCGATCACGCAGATTACGGTAAATATGTTTTCACTCTAATCGATGCAGAGCAAGACGGAGTTACGCTCAAAAGTCAGTTTCCAGAAGGTCAACCCTTTTCTGAACTAGGTACATGGCAGGAGCCAATAGAAGAATTTTAAACAATCCCGAAGGTGAGTGGTACACCGACCCTGAAGGACTTTAACTAACACAACTATAAATAACAGGAGACATAATCATGTCAGAAGCATCAGACTACGTTGAGAACCAGATACTTAACTGCTATCTCAATCAAACAAACATTACAGCACCGACTAACATTTACGTTGGACTACATACTGCTGACCCAACCGATGCAGGAAGTGGTGCAGAAGTTAGTACAACAGGAACAGGTTACGGTCGCATTGAAATTACCGACAAGTTTGGTACAGCAAGTGGCACAGGAGGCAGTGTTTCCAGTAACGCTGACATAACGGGCTTTACCGCTAATGGTGCTAACTGGGGAACCATTACACATATCGGTATTTGGGACGCAGAAACCAACGGCAACCTTCTATTCCATACTGCCTTAGACAGTTCCGCTACCGTTAATGATGGTGACTCATTTCAAATCTCTAGTGGTAACCTAACTGTAACTGTAGCCTAATAACACCATGCACCAGGAAGAGACTGCACAGAATCTATATTCGCAACTGGAAAACCAGCGGTGGTCCTTCCTTGATCGTGGAAGGCAAGCTTCCGAGTTAACTATTCCATACATTCTACCACCCGATGGAGCGAATCACGCTACCAAGTACTACACTCCATATCAGGGTATTGGGGCGAGAGGTGTTAACAATCTAGCAAGTAAGCTACTGTTGGCACTTCTTCCCCCCAATGCTCCCTTCTTCCGACTGACCATTGACAGGTTTGAGTTGGACAAGGCCAAGTCTGAACTTGGTGAAGAAGGTGGTGAGCAACTACGTACTGACCTTGAGAAAGCACTGGCAGAAGTTGAACGGTCTGTCATGCAGGAAGTTGAAGTGGAAGCATTCCGTGTTGGAGTGTTTGAAGCACTGAAGAACCTGCTCATCACAGGCAACACTTTGTTGTACCTACCTGATGAAGGTGGGATGCGTGTGTTCCGTCCTGATCGGTTTGTCGTGAAGCGTGACCCAATGGGCAACGTAACGCACATAGCCACCAAGGAAACAATAGCACCCATGATGTTGCCTGACAGCGTCAGGGACGAAGTGTACAAGGACAGCGGTAAAGAAAACACCTGTGACCTGTACACGGCTATCTGTCGTCGGGACAACAAGTTCATCGTCTACCAAGACGTTAAAGGCATTACCATTGAAGAGAGTTACGGTGAATACCCACTAGACAAAGTACCTTGGTTACCACTCCGTTACACCCGCATTGACGGTGAAGATTACGGACGAGGCTTTGTCGAGGAATACATGGGTGACCTGAAGAGTCTTGAAAGCCTTACAAGGGCAATTGTCGAAGGTTCAGCCGCGGCTGCCAAGGTGTTGTTCATGGTCAACCCTAACGGCACGACAAGGGCCAAGACACTCGCAGAAGCAGCCAACGGTGCAATCGTTCAAGGTAGTGACGCTGACGTTAGTGTGTTGCAGCTACAGAAGTTCAACGACTTTCGTGTGGCTCAGACCACAATGGCAGCAATACAGGAACGATTAAGCCATGCCTTCCTACTCAACAGCAGTGTTGTACGGGATGCTGAACGTGTTACCGCTGAAGAAATACGTATGCTCTCACAGGAACTGGAAGCAGCGTTAGGCGGTCTGTACTCAATTCTTTCACAGGAGTTTCAACTTCCTTTGGTCACCAGCCTCATGGCTAGAATGAACAAAGAAGGACGGCTCCCCAAACTTCCAAAAGACATAGTCAAACCAACCATTGTTACAGGGGTTGAGGCGTTGGGTCGGGGTAACGACTTGAACAGGCTTGACATGTTTCTGGCGGGAGCCACCCAAGTTGTTGGACCAGAAGCTGTTTCTCAGTACGTCAACGTGGGTGACTATTTTAAACGCAGGGCAACTGCTCTGGGTATTGAAACGGAGGGACTAATCAAAAGCGACGAACAGTTACAGCAGGAAGCACAGGCTGCACAGATGCAGCAGATGGCTGAAAAGCTGGGTGGTCCAGCCATTAACGCAATGAGTCAACAGGCTATGGCACAACAAGACGCTGAGCCACAACAATAAGGAAACAAGAACAATGGCAGAATTAAGCCGTGTAACGATAAACGAACTAACACCTGGCGAAGTAGAGCCAGCCGAACAACCAGCAACTGAAGAGACTGCTCCTCAAGTCCCGCATAACACAATGACTGAAGGAGAGTCTACGGAAGTTGAGGAACAGCCTCATTTAGCTGACAGTTCAGAGGAAGAACAACAAGACCCTGAAAAAGGTGGACTGGAAATACGCAGTGACGACCGTCCTGAATGGTTACCTGAGAAATTCAACAGTGTGGAAGACATGGCTAAAGCCTACTCCGAGTTGGAAAAGAAGATCGGTCAGCCACAGGAAAAGAACGACAACAGTGAGACAATTAGTGAAGGTCAGGAAACAATCCAGAATGCCAGCGTTGAGTTTTTCGAGAAAGGTGAACTGTCCGAAGACACATACGAAGCACTTGCCAAGGCAGGTCTGAGTCGTGAGTTGGTAGACAGCTATGTTGCTGGTCAGTCGGCTCTGATACAGAACGAGCAGGACGCTATCCGAAACGTCGCTGGTGGTGACTACGATAAAATGTCCGAGTGGGCAGGTAAGAACCTCAGTGACGAAGAAATGAGAGCGTACAACGACGCTGTTACATCAGGTACTATCGACCAAGCCAAGTTCGCTGTGAGTGGGCTGTATGCCCGTTACAAGGCTGAGAACGGTAACCAACCCATGTTAACAATGGGTAACACCGCTGGCTCTGGTTCAATGCCATTCCCCGACATGCAAGCCGTTCGTCGTGCCATGTCTGACCCACGTTACAAAGCAGGTGACAAAGCCTACCACGCAGAAGTGGACAGGAGGTTGGCTGTTAGCAATCTTTAACCGAAGGAATAATCATGCAATTCGTACAAGCAAATTGGGAAGGTATTCTTCTCGTACTTACGTCGGCTGTTGCCCTAGCATCTGCTGTGGCAGCACTAACACCAACACCAAAGGACGACAGCATAGTCAAGAAGGTATATGGCCTTATAGACGCACTGGCGTTAAACGTAGGCAAAGCCAAAGATAAGTGAGTTTTATCACGGCTATACTACGTACAATCTTTGAAGCACTTTTTAAAAACGTCATCAATGAAGTTAAAAAACCAGTTAAAGCTGAAGACGCTCCTGTTAGCCCTGATCGTGACCGCTTTCTTGAGCGGATGCGGGGCTTCGAGGGTAGTCTTCATCGACTCCCAGAGTCAAATCTTTCGAGTGGGACCAAACGTAAAAGGTAAGGTCTACCACTGGACTGGCGAGGAGTGGCAACTAAGCGGCAACAAGGTTGAGTACCCAGAGGGTCACTTTGTTGGCGGGTTAACTCCCGAAGACGACGACTAAGACTTTCACGAAACAGGCATTAACGAATGTCACAGCCCCGTGCGCGGGACAACTGTTGGACAATCGAACGTGCAATGACGTGGCTACAAACCCACAACAATCATTCAATATAGAAAGGCCATATCATGGCAAATTCAGATACATCCCCATCACGGGTAGGTTTAGTTGAAGGCGGTTCAGACAACCAAGCGTTGTTCCTCAAGAAGTTCAGTGGTGAGATTCTTACCACCTTCGAGGAAAAGAACATCATGAAGCCCCTCCACACTATCCGTACTATTCAGAACGGTAAGTCCGCACAGTTCCCAGTGACTGGTGTAGCAACAGCTTCATACCACACACCTGGACAGAACATCGCTGACAGCGGTAACAGCTACCTATCCGATATTAAGAAGACCGAGAAGGTCATTAACATCGACAAGGTACTTCTAGCGTCCACGTTCCTTGCGAACATCGACGACGTAATGAACCACTATGACATTCGCAGCGTCTACGCTAACGAGCTTGGCAATGTACTTGCTAACCGTTTCGACACTGCTGTCATCAAGACGTTCATAGCTGCTGCCCGTTCTTCTGCTAACTTATCACAAACTGGTAAGACTGGTGGACAGTACGACGTTAACGCTGAAAGCTTCACCGTTGACACGTCTGACGACACGACAGCACTAACAGGTGCAAAACTAATTGCTGCCTTGTTTGCTGCTGCTCAGAAGTTAGACGAGAATGACGTTTCCGAAGACGGACGTTTCTGTGTTCTCTCACCTGAGAATTACTACAAGCTCATCACTGGCGGTACTTCTGGTTTCCAAATCACCGTAGCTAACAGTGCTGTGAACAAAGACGTTGGTGGAGAAGGTTCTATCGCCAACGGTACTGTTCCACAGATTGCTGGCATAAGCATCCTGAAGAGCAACCACATCCCAACCACCGACTTGTCTTCGACTGCTACTGGTGACGGAGCGTCGAACAATGACGTATTCGGTTCAAGCGGTGCTGGCTACAACGGTGACTTTAGCAAGACTGTAGGTTTTGTTGGTCATTCCTCCGCTGTTGGTACGGTCAAACTGCTCGACCTTGCTACTGAGTCAGAATACCAGATTGAGCGTCAAGGTACATTGTTCGTTGCTAAGTATGCAATGGGACACGGTGTACTTCGTCCTGAATGCTGCATTGAACTGGTCAAGTAAGAGCTTGATCTAATTTTGTCGTTACCCTCCATTGTGGGGTTAGGTAAGGTTTGTTTTATCATCGTTTTCCTTGTCCTTACCTAACTCCCTTTGGGGGGTAGTTGACACAACACACACACAAATATGCCGACACTTACTTCCAAGCTAGAAGCAATCAACACCATGCTGGGTGTTATCGGGGAAACTCCCGTCAACAGCATAGGCACGGGAAGCAGTCGTCCCGTTTCCGTTGTACAAGCCGAGAGCTTGTTAGACGAAACAAGTCGTGAAGTGCAGAGTGACGGCTGGCATTACAACACCCAACACGACTACTCGCTACTACGGGACACATCCAACAAAATAGTCCTGCCTACCAACACGCTCCGTGTGGACACTGAAGTAGGCAAATACACCGATATAGACATAGTACAGAGGGGTACTACCCTTTATGACCGCAAGAACCATACAGACGTGTTTACGGAGGATTTAAAGGTAAGCATCACGTTCTTGCTAGACTTTACCGAACTACCAGAACAGTTCAGAAACTACATAACCATCAGAGCAGCACGACGCTTTGGTGTACGTTTCCTTGGCAGTCGTGAGATAGAAGCATTTACGCTTCGTGATGAGATTGAAGCTAAAGCCAAGGCTATTGATTCAGACAGCGAAAACGCTGACCGCACCATCTTTGATAACTACGACGTGTATCGTACCCTTGACCGCTAATGCCACTACTAACGACTAGCGTACCGAATCTCTCACAGGGAGTATCGCAGCAACCTGACAACCTACGTTATCCAGGACAGGGTGAGTCACAAGTCAACGCTTACAGTAGTGTTGTGGACGGTCTGGTTAAACGACCCAGCACACGTTACGTTGGTACGTTGGAAAGTAGTAGCATCAGTGCAGACAGTCTGGTTCATATCATTAATCACGACAGTGATAACAGACATGTGTTGGTCATCACACCTAGTTCCAACACAGCAAAGGTCTACAACACGTCTGACGGGTCAACCGTATCTACGTTGTCCAACAGCTATGTTAATGTAGCTAAACCAAGAGAGAGTCTAAAGGCTCTGACCATAGCTAACACGACGTACATCCTTAATAAGACGACCACCGCTGCTATGGCTACATCACCAACGTCTGATCCGTTATCAGCGGAAGCTTTGGTGTTTATTAAACAAGGTGCATACAACACTCGTTATGTTGTTACGTTGGACGGTGTTGAA